ATACTTTTTGTTTTAGTTGTCAAACTAGAACAGCTGGGGATGGGCAAGAAAAAAAATTACCCATGCAAACAAATGTTAATTTCAAAGGATCAGCCCAAAGGCTGCAAAAACGAAACATCAGTGAAAAAACCTGCGATTTCTACAAAATCTACAGAGACGACACACATTTACGATTCCCTTATTTCGATGACTCTGGAAGAGTTCAAGGATTCAAAACCAAAGACAAACTAAAACAATTTAAATATGAAGGAGTTTCCACTAACACCTTATTTGGTCAGCACTTATTCCCTACTAACGGTAAGCGTATTGTTATTACTGAGGGTGAACTAGATGCTGCGAGCTGTTATGAGGCTATGCCGAACTGGCCGATGGTCTCGCTCCCTCACGGTGCAGCGTCAGCCAAAAAAGACATTCAGAAACAAATACCTTTATTACAAGGGTATGAGGAAATTGTCCTCTTCTTTGACAATGACAACGCCGGAAGAGAAGCTGTTGAAAAAGCAGCGTCAATCTTACCTACGGGAAAAGTCAAGATTGCTCGCTTGGAGCAATACAAAGATGCGTCAGATGCGTTACAAGCGAATGATTCTGAAGCTATTAGACGGGCTATCTGGGATGCTAAAGAGTATCAACCCGATGGGATAGTTGACGGTAAATCTTTATTAGATGCTGTCACCACACCAAGCCCACCATGTAATCACAAATATAAGTTTGAAGGATTACAAGAGAAGACTCATGGTATTAGATACGGTGAGCTAACAACAATTACAGCAGGGACAGGTCAAGGTAAAAGTACTTTCTGTAGACAACTAGCAACTCAACTTTTAGAAGAAGGAGTTAAGGTTGGCTATATAGCATTAGAGGAATCTAACAGGCGAACAGCACTAGGACTTATGTCAGTGTCTGTAGGAAAGGCATTACATCTTGGCGAACACGAATACTCCACATTAAAAGAAGCATATGATTCCACTATCAATAATTGGAACCTTTATCTATACGACCATTTTGGTAGTTTATCTTCGGATACTATCTACAACCGTATTGAGTACATGGCTCTTGGGCTGGATATAAAAGTTATCTTCCTTGACCATTTAAGTATATTGCTCAGTGGATTACAAGGAGATGAGAGACGCATGATAGATCAGACAATGACTAATCTTAGAAGTTTAGTTGAACGTACTGGTATCTCATTATTTTTAGTATCACATCTAAGACGTACACATACAGATCAAGATCATACCGATGGAGCAAAGGTTTCATTAGGACAATTACGCGGAAGCCAGGCTATATCTCAGCTTTCGGATACCGTACTTGCCTTGGAAAGAGATCAGCAATCGGATGATGATGTTTCAACTCTAAGAATTTTAAAGAATAGATATTCAGGAGAAACAGGAGTAGCTGCTGCACTGAAATACGACAAAACCACCTGTAAATTCAATGAAACTGAGAACACAATTTTCAATCCCAGCACAGACTTCTGAGCTAAAAAAACCTAAACCACCTACAAAGCAAGCCAAAAAGAAAGCAAAGTTTAAGGACAAAACATATGTCGGAAAAACAAATGCTCGTCTTTGATTGCGAAACTAACGGACTATTACATGACGTTTCTGAGATACATTGCATTGCCATCTACGACTCCACGAAGGAAGAAACCTTCGTATTTAATAATCAAGGTGGTGACTGCTACCCGATCACGGAGGGTTTGCATTGGCTATCCAATGCTGATGTCCTTATTGGTCATAACATTATTGGCTACGATTTACCTGTTCTTCGGAAAACTTATCCTTGGTTCAAGTTTAGTGGGACTATTCTTGATACTCTTATTTTATCTAGGATGTACCATCCAAACATGATGGACATAGATAAGAAAAGAAATATAGCAAGAATGCCACTGCAATTATATGGACGACATTCCTTAGAAGCCTATGGATATCGTCTCGGAGAATACAAAGGAGAGTTTGGTAAAACAACTGACTGGAAAGACTGGTCACAAGAAATGCAAGATTATTGCGTCCAAGACGTACAAGTAACAACTAAATTATGCGAGCACTTCCGCCCTTATTTGACTGGCTCGCGTTAGAGCATCAAGTCGCACAAATACTAACTGAACAAGAAATACATGGATGGACATTTGATGAACAAAAAAGTTTCCAACTTGAGTCACATCTCAGAAGAGAGATGGAAGAACTTACTGAAATACTTCGGAAAGAATGGACTCTCATTGGAGGAGCGTTGTTCACTCCTAAACGAGATAACGCTACACAAGGATATAGAGAAGGATGCGAAATACAAAGACTAAAAGAATTTAACCCAACCTCTCGAGATCACATAGCATGGATTCTTACGAATCGTTTGAATGTCAAACTGACCAAGACCACTACGACTGGGAAACCAATTATAGACGAGACTACATTGACGGAGATAAATATTCCCTTCTCGCTTCAATGTGCGAAATGTTTGACGATAAAAAAGAAGCTTGGAATGATATCCGAAGGCGTGAACGCTTGGAACAAGCTTGTTACTGCCAATAAAAGGATTCATCATCATTGCTCAGTAAATACTAATACTTTTAGAGCTAGCCATCGTAAGCCCAATTTGGCTCAGGTTCCAGCTGATAAAGAGTTTAGAGAGCTATTCACAGCATCCCCTGGTATGACTATGGTTGGAGCTGATTTAGCTGGCATCGAGTTAAGAATGCTTGCCCATTATCTTGGCAGATATGACGGTGGAAGGTATGCAGATATCCTTCTTAACGGAGATATCCATCAGGTTAATGCTGATAAGATCGGCATCTCAAGAAGACAAGTCAAGACTGTATCTTATGCCTACTTATATGGAGCTGGAAACCTCAAGTTAGGTCTGTCATACGACAGCACCTTATCAGAGACGAAAGCAGCTAAAAAAGGTAAAGAAATTAGGAAAGCTTTTGTTGAAGCTATTGATGGATTATCTGAACTACAAAAAGCGGTAGCAGATAAATCTAAAAATGGATTTCTATTGGCAATTGACGGGCGTAAAGTCTTAGTCGATAGTCCTCACAAAGCTCTTAACTACCTTTTGCAGTGCTCGGCTGGCTGTATCGCAAAGCGTTGGCTAGTAATAGCTAATGATTTGTTTGCTAAAAACAACGTTAACACTCATCAATTAGCTTTTATACATGATGAATTGCAGTTTGAATGCGAACCTAAAAGCATTATTGCCACAAGGTATGGACTGCAAGCCTCAGCAACGTTAGCTGGAGAATATTACAACTTAAGATGTCCAATTTCAGCAGATGCAAAGCATGGCAAGACATGGGCAGACGTACATTAACTTATGAAATTATTAATTGATTGCGATTACATAGTATATAAATGCTGTGCATCGACAGAAACAGAAATCGACTTTGGTGACGATGTAATACTCGTAACTTCACTATTTAGTGAGGCTTATAAGTGTGTAGAGAGAGAATTAGACAAAGTAAAACGTGAATTTCCGTTTTATGACGAAATAATCCTCTTTTTTACAAGCCCTAATAATTTTAGGAAAAAAATCTTACCGAGTTACAAAGGTCATCGAAACAGAAAAAAGCCCTGTGGCTTTAAAAGAGTCATACAGAAACTTAAAGAAAATTACAAGGTAATAATCAAGGATACTCTTGAAGCAGATGATGCAATGGGAATCTACGCAACTAAATATACAGGCAACATAATTGTTAGTCCTGATAAAGATATGCGTCAGATTGCTGGTAAATTATATGATTTCAATGAGACGGTTGAGATTACCCCAGATGAAGGTGCAAAATGGCATCTAATTCAAGCTATGGCTGGCGATAACACTGACGGTTACTCAGGAGTTCCAGGGATTGGTATAAAACGTGCTGAACAAATCTTTAAATTGAAAGGCTACACATGGAAAGCGGTAGTAGAAACTTTTGAAGAGAAAGGCATGACTGAACAAGACGCATTAGTTAATGCACAACTAGCAAGAATACTTACTGTTGACGACTATGACTCAAAGAAAAAAGAACCCATACTCTGGACCGCCAAAGCCGATTACAAAATTGACGATGGAGCAAGATTTGAAGCTACGCCAGCTTGAGATCTTACTAGCAAAACCAGAGACAAGAAAGGATGACATTATCACTGTGATGATTGCTCTCCAAGAACAAGCATTTGTTCTATCAAATTGTATTAAAAACCTTATAGATAAATGGCCGAAACCACCAACGACCACGGACCCTCGTACTACAAACGAGGTTCTATCGATGTTTGGGATTTTATTAGAGACCAAGGACTCGGATTTCACTTAGGAAACGTCATCAAATATACATGCAGAGCCGGACATAAAGACAACGACATAGAAGATTTAAAAAAAGCTATCCACTACTTATCAAATGAAATCGAATACCGAACCAAACATCATAGCTAGGACCGGAAGGGTCCAGCAATGGATTGATAATCCAACATCACGTCTACCCGTATCATGCACGATCTTTAAGGTCGATGACTCAATGGAAGGACCAAATGGAATTGAAGCAAGCTGGAGATTTGTATCGCATGCTCTACGTTTCGGAGCAGGTGTCGCGGTCCACTTGTCAGATCTCAGACCCGCTGGAACAGAAACAAATAAGGGACCTGATACTCTCGTTGCATCTGGACCAGTCTCATTCGCAAAAATCTATTCAACATTAAATGAAATACTTAGAAGAGGTGGCACGTACCGTAATGGTGCCTGTGTTCTACACCTCGATATTAATCACGCCGATATTATTGAGTTCGTGCTCGCAAAAAGAGAAGAACTCCCATGGGTTAAACGATGTGTTGACCTCACCGAATCCCTCTGGACTGAAGCAAGTACTACAACAAAGGAAAGCATTATACGAGGCATTGCAAGAGGAGACATTTGGCTCAACAAAATAAAATATGACAATGAAGGAAACAGAATCTACTCCAACGTCTGTCTTGAGGTTTACTTGCCCTCACGCGGAACGTGCTTGTTACAACACCTCAATCTCGCTGCCTGTCGCATCGGCGACTTACAAGAGGGTTTCAGTGTTGGTATGTCCAGCCTGTGTGAACTCCACGGTAGGACAGGGATTGGAGAATCTGGAGAGTATCTTACGCCAGATATCGATAGGCAAGTCGGATTCGGACTGCTCGGTCTATCCAACTTCCTCGCCAACAACAACATAACTTATGCCGAGTTTGGTAAGGCTCTTGAAGCAACTAATAATGCTGAACCTTACGAAGGCTACGCGGGATTAGCTGCTCGCGAGTTCTTTCTCGGCATACAAAAAGCAGCTAACATTGCAAGAGAGAACAACATGAAGAGAGCATTTGCCATAGCTCCAACAGCAAGTTGTTCGTATAGAAGTAGAGATCTCCATGGCTACACAGCAACTCCTGAGATCGCACCACCTATAGCAAGAACTGTTGACAGGGATTCAGGTGAGTTTGGGGTAGAACAAGTACAATATGGCAACGTTGAAATCGCATCCGAAGTTGGATGGGAGAATTATAAGAAAGTAGCTGATCAAATAATGGTCATGCTAGATAGAACTGGTTTGCTTCATGGCTATAGCTTCAATTCTTGGAGCGATATGGTGACTTACGATGAAGCATTTATCGAAGAGTGGCTGAAGAGTCCACAAACTTCGCTCTATTATTCCTTACAAGTAATGGGCGACACTCAAGATAAATCTGATGCATACGCTGCATTGGATCAGTCAGAAGTTGACGATTACTTGGCAGACTTAATGAGCAACAAACCTGAAGAGATTAATTGCGACTGTCAACAATGAACCCCTACGAAAAATTATTAAATAGAAAAAGGAAATGGACACCTGTCCAAACCACTAAAGGAAGAGTCAAATATGGAGCAGAAGAAACCATCTTCAATTGTCTCGCAATACGCAATATGGAATGTCCAGTTGGCTCGTTTATATCTGATTCACTCTCTGAGATTCCAGAGAAAAGTAGAGAACTTTTGGAATCAAACGTAAAGGATGAAGACAACCACGATTTAGCCCTTGGATATATCGCTAACGCTCTAGGCGTAGATGATAAAGCTGAAGCCGAGGCATTACGCCTGAGAGATGCATGGATAGATCATCCAGATCACACAATATTGAAAGCATTAGTTATAGAAAGAGCAATCTTTTTTGTAATTCTTCCTTTCTTTAGATTCAATGGTGATGCTGGACTAAGAACTGTCAGTGCAGATATATCAAGAGACGAGCAGATACACGTAGCAACAAATAGTTTGGTATGTGCAGAGCTTGGTCTCAAACCAAGTCCTTCTTTAGACAAGCTAAGGAAGGCAACAATTAACTGGATCATGCAACCGTTAAATGCGATACATGACGATCAATATTTAAGCAAAAAATTTTGGCTTGATGCTAGTGATCGACTTATGTACGAAGGTAAAGCACCAGAATTTAATGCCACCAAAGCTGCACGTATGCCAGCTTTCTTTGAACATGCAAACACAAATCTCCCTCAATACTCTTAAGCTTCACAACGAAAGGTTAGACAAGCTGCTAGTAAGACTTGAGGAAAACTTTGGATGGAAACCTATCCATCCGAAGGAAGACATAAACACAATTATGTACAGAGCTGGACAGTCCAGCGTTATTGAATATATAAAATCCATCATGGAGGATGAAATTTAATGTGTATTTTTAGAAGACCCACACCACCAGCAGCTCCGCCACCTTTACCACCAGCTCCAGTACCACCAGCTCCCCCAGCACCACCTGATGAGTTACCTGAAGCAGAAATTACACCAGTTAACCCTGCTATACAGCAAGCTCAATCAAGGCTTGGAACGAAGAAAGGTAAGAAAGGTAGTACAAAAGATTTGAGAATAGATAAACCAGATACCGCAGCAACAGGAGCAACAGCTTCTATAAATCCTGGAAATACTAATACTACTGGAGGTATACAGTAGTGAACGCTCGTGAAAAATATAATCAGCTTAGTTCTGCTAGACGACAGTTCCTCGATAAAGCAGTTCAATGTTCTGAACTCACGTTGCCATATTTAATTGATGACGATATATCATCAAGACCAAACCACAAATCATTAGCAGTACCTTGGCAATCAGTAGGAGCCAAGTGTGTGGTGACATTAGCAGCCAAACTTATGTTGGCTGTCTTACCTCCACAGACAAGTTTTTTCAAGCTACAGGTACGTGATGACAAATTAGGAGAAGAGCTAGATCCTCAAATAAGAAGTGAATTAGATCTTTCATTTGCAAAGATGGAAAGGATGATCATGGAATATATAGCTGCTAGTAATGATCGAGTTGCAATACACCAAGCACTTAAACATTTAATTGTTGGTGGTAATGCATTGATCTACATGCACAAAGATGGTTTAAAAACTTTTCCTTTAACTAGATATGTTGTCGAGCGTGATGGTGATGGTAACGTTTTATGCATAGTCACTAAGGAACTTATAAGTAGAAAAGTTTTAGATATTGATTTACCAGAACCTGAACCAAATTCAGTGGTAGATGAATCTAATTCAGTTGCAGATGATGTAACTATATACACTATGGTTCGACTAGATAAAGCTAGTGGCAGATGGATATGGCATCAAGAAGCATTTGATAAAATTATTCCTGATACAAGAAGTACTGCACCTAAGAAAGCCAGTCCCTGGTTGCCTTTACGGTTTAATACAGTTGATGGAGAAGACTATGGTCGTGGAAGAGTAGAAGAATTTTTAGGAGATTTAAAATCACTTGATGGTTTAAGTCAAGCTCTTATTGAAGGAGCTGCTGCTGCCAGTAAAGTTATTTTCCTTGTGTCTCCAAGTTCAACTACTAAACCAGCCACCATTGCAAAGGCTGGTAACGGAGCAATTGTTCAGGGTAGACCAGAAGACGTTGCAGTTATCCAAGTAGGAAAAACTGC